AGGTCAACTACAAGCCGGATGACCAGACTGTAGATGATTGGCGTAATACTCTAGCAGAGACTGATCAGATCATCTTCTGGGTTCTGTCAGGCATCAAGAAGGACTTTGTTCCGAAGGATCCAACATGGCTGCACACTCATATCGCCGATCTGCAGGGGTTCTGGAACGATGTCCTTCGTCATCGGGCAACAGGAACCAAGCCGGAACCACTGCCCCCGAAGAACTTTGCCATGGATCTTTGACGAGTGATTATACCCCGTAGTAGGTCATTTTCTTCTCTGTGTCACTAAATCCACCGCGCTGGCGTCCGATCCGTGTCTTGTAGACATACCACTCGGAGATGGGCTGAAGTGCCTTCCAATACTGATCACAGCAGTAAGTCGATTCTTCCCGAGGTTGATAGAGAAACTTCGTAACCCCCTCCTGCCACCGGTTAATGAGGGTATCGTAAAACTTGGAATGAACTATGTAACCGCTAGCAGTCTGAACATTCACTGCCTGATCAAAGGTCTCATTATACGGCAAGGACTCCATGATATTATAACCAAACATGACGACGTCATACGAGGCAGGGAGGCGTTGGATCAGCTGGTCCCACTCCTCCTTCGTCACCAGAAACTCGAAGTCGTCCTCGAAGATCATGACAGATTCATACTTTCGCTCACGAGCAATCTTCAGTACCGTAAGATGAGACAAGGAGCATCCAATGTGTCCCTGCTGAGAAATCTCAATTGCCGGAAAACGCTCAAGGGCAATGCCCTTGTCAGAGAGCTCCTTTTCAATCTGTTCCCGACGATCTGTCCGGCGTTCGAGATTAATATAAAAGGCGTGCATTATAGTTTTCCACGAAGAAGACCACAGACGTTTTAACGTGTTCGTGTTCGCATATACTATATGACAACCACCGTCGTCACCGCGTACTTCAATCTTGCGGACTTTCCTGACGGGACACCCGATCTGAGACCCAGGACATTTTACATGGAGAAGGCGACACCCACTCTAGGCGTTTCCTCACCGATGGTGATATTTTGCGATGACACCTGTGTCGAGGATATTAAGGCAATACGCGGAGACCTCCCCACGGTCTACCTGGTGAAGCCCTTCTACGAGTACGACTTCTACAAGACGCACTATCCCATCATTAAGGCAAATCGTGAACCCAGGGCGTGGTTTTATGAGGGAACTCGTCACACAAGTTCTTACTCGGTAATGATGATGTTCAAGATTGTGGCAATTCAGCAGGTCTATGAGATGAATCCGTTTGGATCAACTCATTATGCCTGGGTTGACTTTGGTGGTTCCCACGTGATGCGTTCCGTCGCAGAGTGTTTACCGGCTATTCTTGAGAATCCTAGACCTAAGATCTCGTTTTGTTATATTCACTATCGTGGTAGTGAGGAGCTCACGCTGACAAGTGAGTTTGCCCAAGGTGGACAGTGTGGAGTCGCCGGTGGCTGTATCACGATCGAGAAAGATCTTGTTCCTCGATTTTACACAGGCATGATGTCGATTTTCTATGAAATGCTGACCTCGCGACTGTATCATTCGGATGAACACGTTCTAACGTACTTTCATCACAGGTATCCAGAACTGTGCTCGATCTACTACGGCGACTACTACTCTATTGCGACAAACTATCTGGGTTTTTGTGAAGATTATCCCTCGGTGAAGTGTTTTTTCATTCAGGAAGCCTTGATCAAGAATCGGAGGGATCTTGCTCATGACTGTGCGCAGGACATCCTAGACTCTATTACAAGGGGACGTCTTGCTCTGCCTGCAGAAGAGATTGAGTGGCTAGCGAGCCTTTAGCATCTTCCAAAACCAGGGACACAGCAGACGAAACTTCTTGTGCGGAGGCGAGAACTTTCGGTTCCATTCGTCGATCGAAAAGTTGTTACCCATGCTGATATTACAGCGACCGCAGATGGGGATCAGATTATCAACATGAGTCCCACCGCCTCGGCTTTCAGGTATGTTGTGACCACACTGATAGTCGAACACATTGATGATATTCTTGCACCACCTGACCTTACACTTGATCTCAAACACACGTCCTGCTTGGGATAGCCACACCTGTTCACGAAGAGCCTTTGGAATCTTGCCTTTTACATAGCTCATTGACGATTATGTCATATAGCTCTTAAACTGGTTGACCTGAAAGATCGTCTCCTTTCCAGGAATCGGACCATCGTCATAGGGAGCGGGTTCGACATGGTTCGTCATCTGGCGATACGAAGAATTTTCGTTCGCCACGGTTGCATCCACGTTACGCTTATCAAGAAATTCGGGCTGGAACCTCTCCATTCCGAACGTCTTGACGACGAAGTAGATAGCCACGAGAGAGGCTATGAAAAACAGAAGGGCGGTCGCAGTCTTCATTGTTCAAGGAGCCGAAAAAAACGAATGCTCTTATCTGTAAGAGAACGACAGGCACAATGGAGGAGACAGCACTGAATACGCTTCGCACGATGTTTGCTCGCCGTAAGCTCGACACGGCAACAGAGCGCCTGGTCATTGAGGGTGACAAGAAGATGGAACGTGTCACAGCCTACACAATTGGCACTGTTCTGGTGTGCTTCAGTCAGAAGGATAAGGTTCTTGCCGGAGACATCAATAACATCGTGGACTTTGCAAAGAATAACAATCACACGACGGGTGTGGTCATCGTCGCCATGTCTCCGCCATCGGAGAACGTTCTGCGGGTGGTCAAGTCGTATGCCAAGGAACGCGTCCTGTTCTTCCATATCTGGCAGCTCCAGTTCGACATCACGATGCATCGGATGGCGATGCCTCATCGTATTCTGAATGAGGACGAGAAGACGAAGATCTTCAACCAGTACAAGATTTCGAACCCGGAGAACCAGCTGCCGTGGCTGGATTCGCAGGATGCGATGATTAAGTGGATCGGTGCAATTCCTGGTGATGTGATTGAGGTCACACGCCACTCTGACACAGCGGGTCGAAGCCTGTATTACCGATACTGCGTGGAGGACGTTAATGTTGCCCAGTAATAAGATGCCTTCGGCAGTCCCAAAAATCATCGTCAATCCCCACGATGATATTCTGAAGTACGCGAAGCAGCAGAACGCGATTCGGAAGGAACGCGAGAGCCTGGGCGAGAGCCTGCGTGATCGTGCCACGCGGGTAGCTCACATGTTAGGAAAGAAGGCGGGACGTCGAACCCGTCGGATGCGCCGCTCACGCCGTAGAACTCTTCGCAAGATGTAGAATAATGGAGGACTTACAACAGTCGTATGCCAGAAAACGTGCAGAATACGAGGCACTCATTCAGGCGGGGGATCCGAACAGCATCAATCGTATTCAACAGCTGAACCTGGAACTCTCGGAAATTCTGACAAAGATGACAACCGAACTCGGGCAGGTACAGAGCGAATCGGTGCTTCTTGACCGATATCAAATGGATCTGAATGAGAAGCTTGTTCGAATTCAAAATGATTACAACGCCCTTGCCACAAAGAAGGATACTCTCCAGACCCTCCAAGGAATCCGCGAACATCAAGAAGCAGCGTTCAGCGGTGCCTTCTTTTGGTATTCGATTGCGCTCTTTATCGCCTGCCTTCTCTTCTTCTTTTTACTCATTTACAAGGTCGCAGCCAAGCCTGCCGCCACACCGAGCCCGACCACAACCGCCAGCTTAATTAAGTAGGGCGTATAATCGATATGCGCGGCAATCGGAGACTCATTCATCATCTGTGTTTGAACATACTCGTTTTGAACGAGAGGTACCTGCCGCTGTAGACTCGACGCCTTCTGGTGCATCTCGACAAGGTCAGGATTTCTTTCCTTGAAACTGCTCACAAAATTCTGAATGTAACCGTTCCCTTGCTCGTATTGAGCTTGTTCTTCCTTGATGATTTTCGATGCCTCACCCAGAGCCGTATCTGCCACGGTCTTTGCATTGATGTCACCAGTTACGCGGTAGCGGGCATAGTTCTCCTTATAAATCTCTAACTGCTTATGGAGACTGTCCATTATCTTCTCTTTAGATAAACAAAATGCCCACAACACCGTTCATGCAGATCAACCCTCCTAACCGTCGCAATATGGTGGCTGATGCGTCGGATTATACTCGGTTTCTCCGCATGAGCGCCACTCTGGCTCCCTACGTGAACAAGGGTACATCTCCGACTCCTAACCTTCTGGGATGGCGTAGTCAGACTGCGAACCGTGATGCTCGTGTGATTGCACCGATGTATCTGGCGTTCAAGTCTTTTATTCCTAACCGGTAAACAATGGGAAACAACACCTCGTGTCCGGCTGACTTTGATTCGGAGCCCTTCATATGTCGAGCACAGTGTCCGTCCGGATTCAAGTTTGCCTCGGATCCGAACGATCCGAGAAAGAAGCGCTGTGTCCTCTTCACAAACAACTCCGTATTTTTTGATTTAAATGATCTGCCTCCGATGACTCCGGGAACCCCTGAACCTGCCACGTATCAAACAGAGCGTAACCGTGTGGCAGCCGAGGCTCAGAAAAAGCAAAACATATCCAAGTACCAGGATAATCTTAACGGATTAGAAAACCAGGCATCCCGAATTGCCTCCGAGTACGCAGGGTTCAGCGCGGTGAGCGACGCTACCCAGCGCATCAAGAATACCAGCGATACTCTTCGTGAACCTCGTCCACCCGTTCAGCCCAATGCGATTCAGTCCGAGACTCGTAAGATCCTGAACCCCTTGAAGATGTCGGTTATTCAGACGGCTCTGTTCACAATCCTTCTGGCTCTGGCTGAGTTGTTGGTTGTGCCGGCTCAGTATGCCCAGGGTCTCATCTTTCTGACGCTCTGTGTTGGTGCCGCAGTAGGAATCTATCTGTCCAATACATAATGGGGAACTGTCCGTCAGAGTTTGCACACGCTCCTGGTAGCCTTGGATGTATTATGAAGTGTCCTGCCGGCAAGGGATTTGAACTCACGACCACCAATGGTTATTCATGTACGTATAAAGAAGATCCCGATATCACCTTTCCTTTGATAGTCGCACCTGTGTTTGGTCTTGAAAGGGGTGGAGATGCAAGTCAGAGTCCACCCGAACCAACAAGTTACAAAAATCTACCGAATGCCAAGGTATACGAAGAAATCGCCATAGACTTTCAGCAGAAACTAAAGGTTGCTCTCGCAAAGATTGATAAAATAGATCAGGCTGCTGCAGCCTTTGAGAGACTTCAGGACGCCGAAGAAGTACGTGACGAGGCACCCGATGCATACGAAAAGGCTAGGGTTGACTATTATACTCTGACCAAGGGCGAGACCTGGATTGAAGATGAGAAGAAACGAATTGCCAATACAGAGGCTCAGCCGACCGTTGACAACTATCTGAATAGCTACTCAAACCTTGTCAGTCTTAAGAACCAGCAGCAACAGACGATCGATGCGGTCAATGGAGTGAAGGATAATGTGATTGGAGTGACTGACGATATGAAGTTCTCTGTTGCAGCCTTCGGAAAGCAACTGACTGAGATAAAGAATCAGATTCAGCTTGATAAGAAAAAGAAGATCATCGAGGCTCAGACATATTCCTCGTGGTTTGATCTGATTCTAAACATCCTTATCGCTATGGTCACCTGTGTGGCTATCTTCTTTGTAGCCAGGGCAGTGATGGCGCGCGTTTCGGCATCTGCTCCTATAACCCCGCCCACAACGTAATGGAGGTTTCAGACCCTCGTACCGTCGCCGACTTTCAAAAATCAACCTTCTGCGGACATCCACGATCACACGTTACCAAGGTTCTCCTTCAGAACGTGCAGTTGGGTCACGCAGATTATGCGTGCTACTGGGCTCTTGAGTTGCTGTGTTCGGGGCTGGTGCATAGTCTCTGGTCCACCTTTTTTGACGCCGCAGCCGTGCATATCAATCGAGCCAATCCCAACGTCTTCATCTACCTCGCTGACGCCTACGAACGCTACGCGCCCATCGAGTCGACCCTCTCAGTGTCCAATATGACCAGTATTCGCAATAATCCTGATGTGCGTCGACTGATCTGTGAGGTAGCCGCCACCCTGTCCCTGTGTCGCAAGAACAAACTTCCGAGTCTTCCCACCATCAAGCCGCCCCATGATTTCGATCCCGTGACCATCCAAGAGTCGCTGAAGGCTCCCTCTCGTATCTTTGGAAGTCTGGTCATGCGCAAGACCGATCCCCTGATGGCGGCTGTGCCTTTGAATGAGTTCGTCTACTGTCTTCGTACGGATGTCCGTGATGTGACACGGGCTCTGTACTGGATGGCATGGGTCTTTGCCTTTTGCCGTGAGCACAAGAAGCAGACCAAGACACCTCTCGCGTTTGCTCCGCGGTCGGATGAGTTTGTCTCGGAGGCTCACGGAACTCATCCCGTCTGGATCTTCTGGGAGGGCATTCGGAAGCAGACGCAGCCTCATGCGCGGGCGGTGGTTGAGGTCCTCTACAAGATGTACTGTCTGCGTTGGGCACCTACGGAAGCCAAGACCAAGCAGCACCTACTGATCGCCGCCATCGTGATTGTCTGTGAGGGAACAACCTTTGACGCGACCATTGTGACAGGAAGCACAGTGGCGGTATCGAATGTCTTGCAAGGAATGCCAGGGTGGATTGATGCGATCGTGCGCATGCAAAAGAGTTTCGCACCTTAAAGAAAAATGAGCAAGTCCTTTGTCAGTCTTTTTCTGCTTTCGCTTGCGTTCTTCATTGTCTCGAATCCCATGACCTACAAGCTGACGGATAAGGTCCTGGGTGGTGTGGTGGGTCCTCTTGCGTACGGTACGGGATGCCCGACCACGCTGGGTCTGGTGGTCCACACGGTGGTGTTTGCGCTGGTGGTCAGCTATTTCTGCTAGACAAAATGGATCCATAATCATTCAAACAACCAACCTCACAGTCAAGATGTTCACTCCTAATATTCCCGCCTCGAAGGTCGCCGGTCTGATCGGCTTGAACCAGTACCAGAATGCTCGCGAAATCATGTTTGACCTGATGATGAAGGACTCTTCACTCAAGGTCAAGCTGGATGAGATTATGAAGACCAACAATCGCTCATCTCTCGCCAAGATGAAGCGCGAGATCCTGCAAGATCAGGACATCGCTGCCATCGTCGGTTCAGCCGTCCGTCAGACAGAGGGTCTTTCAGATATCAAGCCTGTTCTCAATGACGCCGAGACCAGTGCTCGCATGGCTCTGGGTCTTCGTCACCCGTCTATGGCTCCGGCTGTGCGTGAGATCATGGTCAACGAGATCCGAGGCGCGGTGGGTCGTCGTCGGGGCAACAACAACGAGAACGCGGGTCTCGATGCCTACGCGGCTATCAACGAGGTTGTGGTCCAGGATCGCAATACTAAGACCTTCAAGAAGTCGTACGATGGCTTCGAGCTCAATGGTCGTCCCGATGGCTACGTTGCCTCCCTCAATCGGATCGTGGACACGAAGGAGCGGACCCGGTGGTGGCCCAAGGTCCCCATCTACGACGAGGTCCAGCTTCGGGTCTACATGGAGCTCACGGGTGCCCAGGACTCTGATCTCAACGAGGTCTTCCCCGATGGTCGTCGGCGCCAGACGAACTACAAGAACGACCCTGAGAAGTGGCAGGTTCTCCAGAGTGGCATCGCGTCTGCCGTGAAGACCATGCACGAGACGATCGCAGACCCCGAGCAGCTGCGTGATCTGGTTTTCGCGAACACTGTCTAAGATAGTCAATGGAGGTCTCTATCAGCGAGACTGTGCCTGCGAAGTACGCCAAGATGAAGGGAACCGTCTACGAAACCCGATACATTTATACGGGGTTTGGTCGGTTCAATGAACACGAGAAGACGCTCGAGGTCTTTCAGAGAGAGGAGGACGGTCGAACAACATTTTTTACTCGTCCGTACATGTTGAGCGTGGTGTCCCGGGTCTACCATGTAGAGCACGCTCGGGTGACTCTGTATTCTGCTGAGCCTCGAATTTGGTCAGAGGATGTGGATGGTACGATGTGTTTTTTTAGCAGCAGCCAGACATCTTCACCGCACCCACGACAGGGTTAGACGACACATGAAGCACAGCGTTGTAGATGTGGGGAAGAACGTGCTCAATAAAGAACTCGACCGTCTCCTTCTCGGTAGGCGTGAGACCCGTCTCGCGAGACACATAGGTAAACGTATCCTGAGCCAGCTTTATCTTCTGACCGGGCGTCAGGTCCTTGATCGTCTCGATCTGAAGGGCAAGACGGAGAACCTGGGGTGCAGGCTGAGTCCAGTTGATCGACGAGATAACCAGAGCAGCCAGGTCCTTGGCGCGAGGATCCAGGGGTGCCGGGGCAGGTGCAGGGGCAGGTGCAGGGGCAGGTGCCTCAACGGCGGGGATATCAACAACGACAGACTCGGTAGGAATAGGTTCGGCAGTCTCGATGGCGATTTCGGAACTGGACATTGCGGTTTGTTTCTTAGTCAGAAAAGGTCGCGAACATGTAAATGGACTTCTCGAACATCCTGTCGGTGGCGCTGTCTGCCCTCATCTTACTGGTCATTATCCATCTCACGGTGTTCTACGTGGTTCGCACTATGTACCCTCCCACTCGCAAGGTGACCTTTGCTCCAGCTCCTGCTCCAGCTCCTGCTCCGGCTCCGGCTGAGGTGCCCGTTTTCACTGAGGCGCCGAATATAGAGAAGCAGAATGCAGTCATTCCAACGTATGAAGCGAATGTTCCGGCTGATCCCCCTCGTCAAGAAGGGGCAACCGATCTCTCCACACTCACAAGTACCACAGGTTAGTGGAGCTCCTGGTTGGATTATGATGACCCATGACTCTGAGGGTGTGGCTCGAGCCTTCTTCACAGACCAGCGCGGGGAGAAGACGCAAGAGATCGAACTCGTCATGGATGAGCGGGTCTGTTGCGATACGATCTTTCGAGTGGTTCGGACCTCACCTAAGATCTTTGTGGTCTACGACATCCTGGTCCTGAATGGCAAGCCGATGTTTGAAACGCTGAACTTCGAGACACGTCAGCAGAAGGTTCTCGAGATCCTCGATCTGTTTCATTTTCCCGACTTTTGTGCGTTAATTCCACCCACCCAGCTCCCCGTTGGTGTCCATGTGCGCGGGTATGAGCAGTACGATTCCTTTCCTGGAACGCTAGGTGTGTTCGTGGAGAATATTCCCGTGGAGTAGTAAATGTCTAGCTCTTGCTCAGCCATGGGCGGACGTCGTCGTCGCCACACTCGTAAGACTCGTCGTATGCGCGGAGGCAATGGATACGGCATGGGCAACAATCCGATCTCCGTCGGTGCGGCGGAGTGGGTTCCGAACATGACCTCGGTGGAGGGTGGTGCTCCCTACATGCCCCCGACGCTGGGTGGTCGTCGTCGTAAGTCTCGCAAGAGCAAGGCGTCTCGTCGTCGGCGCGGAACGCGTCGGTCGATGCGTGGTGGTGGCTCGGTCGCGAATGTGGGTGCCTCGTTCCAGGGCGATGGACAGCGTGGAATTCAGACCTACGTACCGTACAACTCGAATGCGCCCGTGGGTCTGGTTCCGGGTGGCTCGAATGGTGCGTACTAAGTCGTGCGTGCCACAGCATCAGCAAAGACGTACGGCAGGTATCGCGGGTCGTTGGTGGTGATGAAGGGACCACCCACAAGCTTGGTGTGAAACAACATCTTCTGAATCTCAAAGCGGAGATGCGTGTACTCGACAAAGTCCTTCCAGACCTGGTAGGTTCGAGCCACCGTGGACGCAATCAGAAAGACATCAGCCTTCTTCAGAATGAACAAAAAAATAACTATGATCGGCATGAGAATCATGTCGTTCATACGGTTAATTGAGTCAGCCCACGACTCAGGCGCACACGTCTTTTTTAGTTGAATATATCGCTCTGCATCTCGAAACGGGTTCTTACTTAGAATAATCGAAGGCATCGATCTTTACTCCATTCGCCGGAAACTTCACCTCCTGGAATGTCCGAGCATCGATATAGACGATGTCTGTATCCTCACGAGGTTGGATCAGCTTGAGAATCAGATCGACACGAATCAGATTGCCAGGGACCAGGTACTTATCCATTGCATGCGTGAGATCGACCTCCGTCGCCTTATCACCAATCCAGATCCAGGGCTTGAAGGGTGTCGCATCGAAGGGATTGTAGTCCAGGGGAGCACGAAGGATCTCCCCCTCGTAATGCAGTATACACTTGCGAGATCCCTTGCGAAGATACTCATCGATCACGATGGCATCCTCGGGAACGATATCCAGGTCATCTATATCATCGTTGTCGTACTCGTCCGATAGAATCATCCGGGTGACCTTGCAAAGGGGAACCTTCTCCTCGCAGAACTGTCGGAAGAAGTGACGAATCTCTTCATAGGCACGAAGAAGCGTGAGGATAGCGACGGCGACAGGCATTCTTACTTGATCTCATTCGAGGCAGCCGGAACTAATTCCATTTTGGAGTTGTTGTAAAACTTCTCGCGAACCGAGAACTGAGCGAGGATGACGTTGTCCATATCTAATCCAATCGCAATCGCTGTCGCCAGGGACGTCACAATGAAGGGTGTTGCCACAAGGAACCACGAGACGGGGCTCAGACCGATACCGCAGAATGTGTCCAGGACAACCACCGTCGCGATACCAAAGACCAGCTTGAGAACAAAGGTGACCCACATACCGTAGGCTGCATCCAGTCCGAGCTGAATGACCACGAAGATTAAGTACAGCAGAGCCGGAGGGCAGAGGTCTTCAATGAAACGCATATTCAGGTATTAATCATAAAACAAGAAAAGATGAGCGACCTGGCGATGGTGATCTCTCTTACTGGATGCACAAAGCAAGAAGCAGAACGCGCTCTTCTTGAGCACGAGACGGTGATTGAGGCAGTGGATTCACTGCTCGGATCAGCGCCGGTTGTGTCGGGTACAAAGTATGTTCCGTCAAAGCCTGAGATTGATCATGGTTTGGACAAGGAGCAGGCGGAGAGATGTGCAAGGGGTCGGGATCTTCAGGATAAGGTTAACGCCGTATTCTCAGTCGCCCATTCGAAAGTCCGAGACCAGCCCCCGACGCTGGAGGACGAGGGATCGCAGCGGCTGTCTGTGCCTGTCTCTGCGGGGACTCCTCGACCTGCTGAGCCGGAGTTTTCGGAACTGGCACAGGGTTCTCACGCGCAAACGCCTCAATAAGAGTAGCAATCCGAGAACCCTCCGTAAACATGTTCATGGCACGAACATGGTTGACACACAACTCTGAACGAGTACGATAGGTCTCTTCATCATCTAAGGATGTGATAGCCTCCGTCCAGTCCTCAACCTTGTCGCGATGACAGGAGATTCCAGCTGGCGTGATCCACTCCTCAACTCCCTCTGTGCTTCCACCGGGATACTTGGACTTGGGATTGGGCTTGGAGTACAGAACGGGAATACCGTTGTACATCGCCTCAAAGGCGATCCGTCCAAAGCTCTCGTAGTAGCTAGGAAGAACAAGAATATGCGTCTCCTTGAGGATGTTACGAATATCATCGTCAAAGGGAACCCACTTGATATTGTCCGGGGACTCAGGCAGCCTCAGTTCACCGTAGTAGGGAATGACTCCCATAAACTTGCGATCAGGCATGGCTCGAGCCATGTCGATGAACTGCTTGACGCCCTTGTTCTGATTGGCGTTGACCAGAGTGATGTACTCGCCCTTGAAGTCCTCCTTAATTCGAATACGGTCCTCAAACATGATAGGACGAACGACGGCTGTCTTCACGACATTCGGAGGCCAGGGCGAGACGTTCTTGCGATAATTGGGTTCCATGGTCGCGTTGATGAACATGAAGAACTCAACCCATGCGATACGACGTCCTGGATTATTGCTGACGATGGCGTTGTAGTTACCGTCGTAATGACAGGTGGCGGCAATCGGGCGATTGTACTTGACGTTGATACGGCGCACCTCGGGAAGAGCTGGCGCGTGAGGACAAATCCACACCTCACTCATCATCATAAACCGGTCACTTGCTGACCAGTGCATGTATCGGATGCCTCGATAGTAACCCCCGTTGACACCCTCCTTAGGTTTCTCAATCGTGATGAACATCACCTCGTGTCCACGAGCGATCAGCTGATGTGCCAGTTCAACGTCATGTAAGAAAGCACCACACAGATCGGGCATTCGTCCCGCAAACACAAGGATCCTCATTAATTCTTAACCTCAGTACGTTTTGTCTGAACTAACCGTGTCGCATCACCACCCCACGTCCACTCCTGGACCCAGTTGTGAGGGTTCTTGAACTCGGTCGCCTGGACCTCCAGAAGAGGAGCAAAGAAGCCCGGGAAGGTTGAGTCCATGATCGTGTTTGCCTCCTTGCGATTCTTGATAAGCGCCGAGTGAATGAGGTAGGACTCGTCATTCACCTTGGACTGATCTCCGCCACCCAGGTTGGGCGTCGTGGCAAAGGGACGAGCCCACAGCTCATGCTTCCCCTTCTGACGCCAGGCACCCGGAATACCCCACTTCAGGTCGGTGCTCTCATCGATCTTGCAGCCCAGACCGCTGTATCCGCCCGTTGCAATAAATCCCGGCTGATCAGCCATCGCCGCGGCGGGGTTCAGAGTGTCCGAGCATCCGGATCCGATCGCTGTCGTCTGACGTGTGAGCGCCGAGGTGCTTCCAATATTCTGCTGAGCCTCACTGTACTCGTCCGACCGAATACGAGTCGGGGCATAGAAGTAGTCGAGCGAATTTGTCGAAGACATCTTTGTTAGGTTCGTAGAAAATGAACGGCACGTAGTCAACAGAGAGGAAGGTACCTGA